GCAGCTAGTTCGTACTCGTCTTTCAGTCGGCTGTAGTAATCCCACTCGGGAGCGGAGTACATACGTTGGTCTAGTTCTGCGTCATCGCCAGGAGCAGCAATCTTGTTCTGGATGAGCTGTCGGCGGAACTCCATCGGTAGTCGTTCGTCAAACTCAGGAGGTATTGGCGTACCATCTCGTTGATTATCCTGTCGCTTCTTCTGGAGCATGAGTTCGTAGAGTTTAGGGTTAGCAGCGTAGTCCTTCCACTTATCCTCGGAGAAGTTGTAGACAGCAGCTTTCTTCCAGCTCTCACCACCGAAGGCGTTGGGTTCCTTCCCATCGAGTTTGTAGTTGCCTGACAGTCGCTTCCATGCTTCCTGTTCACCAGGTGACATGCCCTTGAGTTCTTCCTCAAGTTTAGCGTCGTCATCGAAGAAGTTCTTTTGCTGGGTCATATCGTCCAGGCGCTCCTTGTTAAATGTCTCACCCTTTAGACCGAACAATCGAGCTACCGCTTGAGGTACGTTCATCTTCTGACCGTAGAAGTTCTCTTCACCCTTGCGAGCATCTTGGATGTTGGCTATGTCAGTACCCTGTGGGAAGTAGGAGCGGGCTAGGTATTCTAGTGCTCGGCGTGGGTTATCCCGTAGGTCTTTGAGTTGTAGGCTGTTTTCATCTACGACATCTACACCATCTCGGTCTGGGCTTTGGACTGACTTACCACGGAAGTCTTTATCTATAGCAGCTTGCCATAGAGGCGAGAAGAGTCGTGAGCCGATTATGTTCTGAGGTTGTAGTTCGACTTTACCATCGTTGTATGAAACTGGCAGGTTGACTGGTGAGGCTTTGATAGCGGTATCTATTGCACTATCGGCAGCGCTACCGCCACCAAGGTTGATGGAATACATACCCATGAGGCGACGAGGGTCAACATCTACTACTGGTCGTTCGCCAGTCTCGGGGTCATTACTGAATAGCTCCTGTACCCCAGGGATACCAGCAGCGTTCACCGACCAACTAGACGGCAGTACCTTGTCGGTGGGAATACCCCGCTCGCCCATGAACTTGTTGATACCTGCGAACGGGGTCTGTCCAGCGCCGAAGCGTTCTTGTATTTGTGCTCGCTCTTCTTCCGGCACATCTTCCCAGCTTGCGTTTTGCAGCGTGGTATAGGTAGCCATAGCGATGACGAATGGTACGGTGTTGCGACTAGCGGTTGAGCCTAGTGCGCGGAGCACTTCTGGCTGGATAGCACGGAATGGTATACCCAGAACTGGCAATCGGGAGAAGAAGGTGTAGATTTCACCAGAGTTACCGATGTTAGGGAGCGCTCGGTTCACAAATCGGGCAGCATCCTCGGGAGATGCGCCTCTCTGTATTTGCCACTTGAACATCGCTACCTTAGCTGCGGTATCAGTATCATTGTAGGACTGGTTGATGCGTTTGCCGATACTTGTCTTGCTATCGGAGATTTGACCGCTAAATCGGGCGAGTGCTTCGGCATTATCGGTAGCACCGTAGGTTTTAGCTAGGCGAGTCCACTCATCGCCACCCTTCTTGAGTACATTCATAAAATGCTGCTGTTCGATAGCCATTTCAGGCAGGTTGAACCCAGCCATTGACCCCTGAGTAAGGTTAGCTACCCTGTTACCCAGGCGAGTTGCGGGGTTAAAGGAAGTAATCATCCTTCGTAGCCCGTTTTCCATCTTACCGGCGATAGTTGTCTGGTATCTGTCCAGAAGGGTGTTGACTGCCTTGTATGCGTCGCTCTTGAAGCGCAAATCACCGCTGAGCATTGGTTCTGCGAGGTCTCTTCGGACATATTTACCGGCAGCTGCACCATATCGGGGCTGGTCGGGTATTTCTAGGAAGCCTTTTTGCGGAACATCACTAACTAGCCCAGGAGTAGCAGCTATGTTAGCGGAATAGTCGGATACTGCCTTGTTGTGGAGGGCAATTTCGGTACGGATAGCGGATGCTTTGGCTGGGTCGCGTAGCATGTCCTGTCTCAGCTCATCAGACAGCTCTTCTAGCTGCTTTCGGCGCTTGTTTGGGTTCAGGTCTAGGGTTCTGTTCTGGCTTGAAGCGTAGACCTCTAGTGCGTTCTCATCAAACTCCTTGGCGAAGGCTGCTGGGTCGAAGATACGAGGCATGTGCATACCGTTGGCGTACTTATCTATCAGTTCTGGCTCCATCGTAGCCTTGTTGAGGTTGTTTCGGAGTACGTTTAGCTCACGAACACCGTCAAAGTAGGCTCGTTCCTCTGGTGTGAAGGCTTTGATGATAGCCAGGGAGTCATCTACCTGACCATTGTTGTATAACTCGAAGGCTTGGAAGACTTTTTCCTTAGCAGCAACAGTCGATACCTCGTCTAGGCTGGCTAGTGGCTTCTCGATGTTAGTCACTACCTCGTCGCGGAGGTTCCCGATACCACCGCGTCGTCCTCTGACCTGCTCTACCTGAGTTTTCAGAGGGTTACTGAGAGTAGATTTCTTGTTGAAAGCGTTTAGTGTCTGACCAAAGAAGTTAGCGATAGGGTTTTGGCTAGCTAGCAGCTTACCACCCGCACTACCGGCTGCGTTACTCAGTGTGTCAGCGACAGCACCCTGAGTCTTCTGGCTAATCTCTACTGGTACACGAGCTTTCTGTCTCTGAGTGAGTTCAGCCATCTCTTTGTTTCCGGCTAGGCGTTCCAGGCTTTGTTCTGCATCAACATAGTTGATTTCTTTTGAGCCACTCTCAATACCGGCTTCTTCGTTGAAGCGCTTGTATGCGTCGTTTGCTCCGACCTCTGGTGAACCTGCTGCCGGTGTAGCTTGTACTGCGTCTGTTGGGTTAGTCTGAGCTGCTTGGTTAGCAACGACTTCTTGGTTGACAGCCTGTTGGTTCTCTATGAGTTGCTTGCTATCATCGGCTTGCTTAGCTACGGCTTCGTCAGTCTTCTGCTTGATGGCAGCGCTATCATCGACAAGCCGTTTTAGCTCTTGCTTCCTCTCTTCGAGAACCTGTTTGTACTTATCAAGGCTACCGCTGCGAGCAGCTAGCTCTACCCGTCTATTGTAGTTGGATACGAGAGCATCTTTGTTCGCTGGGTTCTTGGCAATCTCTTCGGCGAGTTTCTGGCGTTCGCGGAATACATACTCTTCATTAGTCTTTGGAGCATCGCCAAGGCGTTTCTCGATTTCCGCTAGCTCATCTTCTGCTCTTTGGGCTTGTTCTTCTAGCTGCTTGCGTCGGTACGCTGGGATGTCATTAGGGTCACCAGGGTTCAGACCCTTGTCTTGCATATCTTTGAATAGGCTACCTTCACCTCTAGCAGCTGAGTCGGCTTCACGGTAGGCTTCTTGAGGTGTAGTTTTGTCGCCAAAGCCACGGAGGAAGGACGGAGCATTGTCTACCTCGTCCAGAGCACGGGGAGCGTTCGCACCGACACCCAGGCTACCTTCGATGATGTCGTCGATGCTGTCTGTTCCACCACCTTTGCCGAAGAAACGACGGAGCTTACCAACTCCACCAGGGAGTGAGTCTACTAATAGGTCAAGACCAGTACCAGTAACGATGCTTTGAGCGAGGTTCGGGTTGTCGCCACGGCTGCGTTGCTGAGCGTAGTCGATGGCAGTACCGGCAGCTGAGCCAGGGATAACTCGAACGAGTTTGCCACCCACCTGCATAATCTTGGAACCATCCTTGAGTGTTTTGTATACCTTGGTAGCTTCGGATAGTTTTTCAATCTTGCTCTGGGGTAGAGCGATAGTAGCGATGTCGACGATACCCTTTTGGACTGTACCGGCAACTTCACCCTTCTGCCCCTGTTCTGTATACTGGCGAGTTTTGTTTTTACTGGCATCCATGTCGTCGGCTGCGCCCTCTAGTCCGAAGGTGTTCTTACCTGGGAGCAATAGGTCAGCGGTACGGAGTGTACCTCTAGCAATACCTCCACCAAAGCGCTCGTTGGAACCTTCGATGAAGTCCATGAAGTCACCCTTGAGTCGCCCTGTTTCTTGGAGGGCTTTCAAGGTGTTGATAGCAGCTCTGTCGCCGTTAGCAGCTTTCTCTTTGGCTGTGTTTACCAGTATCTTCTTTTTGGTATCCGCGAGTTTATCAAACCCAGCTACATATTTATCCTTGTTGGTAGTGAAAGTCTTGTTAGCTTCGACCTTAGTCTGTGTAATACCAAGCCAGTTTTTCTTCTTGCCAGTTTCGGATACATCAAGGAAGTCCTTGTCTGGCATTGGAGTTGGGCGAGGAGCAGGGTTCTTCTTTGCCTCCTCCTGCATCTGTTGGAATAGTGGCTTTGGTTGAGTCCTTAGCTTGAGGGGGTCTATGGGTTTTTGAGCAGCAGCATTACTACCCATCCCTGTATAGGCGGGTTGGCTCTTCCTTCGTGAGGATGCTTCCTGAGCTTCACGCTGCTTTCTGCGCTTTTTCTCTTCGGCATCTTCGCCAAATGCTCCTCGGAAGAAGTCTCCGATACCTGTATATAGACCCATTTTTCCTCCTAAAGAGCTGCTTGCTCAGAGTAAACATTACCGTAAGTCTGTTGAACCTTCTTCTTCTCTTCGTCAGATAGACCGGCAGAGTCAGTGACAGCTGATACAGCTGCTTCTTTGACTGCTCCACTCATGGAACTCTTGATGATTGCGTCGAGAGCGTTGGTAGCTGCTTCGTAGCGTCCACCATCTCCGGTGAGTTTGCTTACCTGGTCTCGTGCTGCACCGTCTGTTCCGAGTGTTGCACGGGTAACACCAGCGTTAGAGATGCTATTCTCGATGTCATTGTATGTTCCTCGGAGTGCGTCTACATCATCAGTTTCAGCAGCGCCAGCAACAGCACGGCGGGCTGAGTTTCTGTCAGCTTCAAACTTCGCTCGCTCAGATGAGCGGTATTGACCGAGTTTAGCTTTGTCAGCTTCTTTGTTCTTGCCAATCGTCTTGGTAGTTTCCTTGAAGCCTTTGTCAGCTTTAGTCTTTGCATCTGAGTTATCTGTAGAGTCAGCTGCACCGATAGCTGCGTAGCTACCTTCGATTTCAGGGATAGCCATAGCGAACTGGTCAGCTGCACCTTTAAGTTGTTCGCCGTACTGCTCCTCGAGTTCTTTGTCTCGAGTAGTAACGAGTTTGTCTAGGTCTCCGAAGAGAGCCTGGTAGATTTGGTCAATCTGTGCTCCCTTACCACTAATCTTGCTCCTGAGAGCGTTGATAGCAGCCTGGTCTGGGTTGGCTGTTCCGCCACCCCCACCGCTCCAGTCTCCCTCGCCCAGGTATGGGTTGTTGTCGGTGTTCAAGCCAAAGTCAAGCCCTGCGTTTACTGCGCCTATAACCCCGTTGCCTAGAGCTGTGCCAGTAAGTCCTAGTAATTCGCTGAGGGAACTACCTTCTTGGTTTTGTCCTGGTTTAATTAGTCCGTTCAGATAATCGTCTGCCATTTTTTTGTCTCCTTTTTTTGTTTTGTAAGGTATACCCCTAGAATACTACGTTTCTATCTGATTGTATAGGCTCCGTCAAAGCGGTCATGGTCTTTCTCTTGGTAGAGGATAACCCAACCCAGGAGGGTGAAGGTCTCGTTCAGCCCGTTGTTGAGGAACTTTATCTTGAGTGTACGGGAGTCAATGTTGATACCGATGTCGAAAACCGTGTGGGTAGCGTCGGTCTCGGAGGACGAGGTGATGTCGTCATCAGAAGCAGCAGAGATACCCAAGTCTCCATCGGTGTAGGTGTCCTGTTGGGATGTACCGAAGAGCAAGCCTCCTACCTGGTCAACACCTAGTCCACCAGTTAGTACGGGAGCTACGGAAGCTGGTCGTCCAAGCAAGCCGTTCTCTGTGATGTAGCTAATCTGAACTGAGCCAGTAGTCAGGCGGAAGATAGGACGGAAGGTATACCAGTATTTCTCTCGGTCGACAGCTTTGCCCTCGAACGCACGGGTAATGAAGACTGCTTCGATAGCAACACCCTTGTCGTTGTAGACACCAGGGGTGAACTCGCACATCGTAGCAGAGCCATACTCTGTGAAGTAGAAGTGAGTTTTACCATCTCCGTCTTTATCCTTGAAGGCAAGCAGGTCGTTGGCGTTGATATTAGTCCAGTACGCCCAGGCATAGAACCGGCGGTCGTAGACAATCATCGTATTACACTCAGTAGCCTGGTCTAGCGGAACACTTAGGAAGTAGCGGTCATCAAAGTAGTATGCCCTACACCTAGCGTAGTGAGCTGGGTTTACCCGTTGTAGCAGTGTTTTGACACGACTAGATAGTTCGTTTGTGCGAATACTCGCGTAGAAGTTAGGTTCGTTACCCAGTACATATATCCCCTTGTCTGTTAAGAAGTAGCAATCGTTTTCTACGGAGGCGATAGCTCCGTGACAAACCGCACCGTAGGAGCTAGAGATGCGCTCTACTACGAAGCCGTTTTCTGCGTTGAAGTATACCTGAAAGATGGAGTTCTCTTTGAATACAATCAGTACGTCTTGAAAGAAACCCAGTCCGGTGACTTTCTCACCGTCGTTTTTGTTGATGTCGATAGCCCTCGGGGTATCATCACCAGAGAAGACAGTAGCTCCTGGTACTTCGGTAGCGTTATGTAGACCTACGTCATCTGGGTCAGAGGGAGCGGTCAGACGAGTGAAGCGGGAAGGTTCGCTAGGCGGAGCAAAGTATAGTCGGAAGGGTTGTCCATCTACACCGGAGGCAACATGATACCCCTTATAAGTGACGGAGAACTTGGCTTTCGGCATAGTTCCTGGACGAGTAACAGATGAGCCGTCGAAGACTACCCCACCGCTGACACCATCCCAGGCATAGGTCTTTTGGAATAACGAGGTCAGGGTAACGTTAGCGTTGACATCCAAAGTCGCACCACCAAGCGAAGTCCAGGTATCTGACTGGTACTTCTTGAGCGTTCCCCCATCAGAGGTGATTGGATAATTGGCAGCTTCGGATATATAGCGACCTAGCCCGCGCGGTGAGTTAGTGAGTGCAGCAGTAGCTTCTACCTCTGTATAGCCCATGCGCTTGCGAACAGCTCCACCTTCGACATACTCGACGTTCTTGGTTCCAACCGTACCTTCTTTATCATTGGAGAGGATATCAGCAATCAAGAGGTTCAAACCACGAGAGGGGTTGATAACTCTAATCTCAGAGTAGGGAGCATTAGCCCCTGCTTGTCGTATGCGGTATCTGGGTTGTCTGCTCCAGTCTTGCATGGTTATGCTCCTACATCACCGACAAATGTGCCAGCTGCGTCAAGGTAGTGTACCGGTCTGCGACTCTTGGCATTATCAGCCCGTCCAGCGAGTCGGTCGAGTTTGGCGTGGAACTTATCCCACTCCTGTTGAATATCTGCACGAGTTGGGTTAGAGCCTTCTTTAGCTAGGATAGTAGCTCCTTCGGCAATCAGCATAGAGGACGGGAAGGGAACCGCGGTCTCGCCAAGGGTAGGTGGTTGGTACTGATAAGTGACCGTGGTCTCTGCTATTGGGTCGAGTTTGTACTTGTTCTCTGTGGTATCCCATACGAGAGCTGAGCCAGCTGTTCCGCTGAATGTATCTGCTAATTGTACCTCTGTTACGCCGTCGAACACTCGGTAGCCTTCGTAGTCGAAGTCATCTGGTAGTAAGCCGTCGTCGCCGATAACTGCCGTCTTGAGCGAGAACGCCCAGCGGTAGTAGCGCCAGCAGTAATTGAATGAGTCTTGAACGTATCGCTCGTAGTCCTCTTCGGTTCCACCAGGGGTAACCCTGTGACCCATCAGGTTGTGAAGAGCGCTCATAACATCTGATTGTGTGATTGTTAGTGCCATGTTAGTTTACCTTGTACTGTGGAAACGCAAGTTCCAAGTCCTTTACGATGGCGTTGCTACCATCTAGTGTCTGGTGTTCCTCTTTGTCCGTATTGTGGAGGTCAGAGCGACCATAGGCTAGGCGGTCAGCCTCTACTAGAGCGTTCCATGTCATAGGTGGCATGGCTACACCGAAGCGGAGACCCATCTTTTTTGTTTTAGTTTTCTTGAACATCTTCTG